CTTGATGTTTGATGTGTGATTTGTAGAGAAAGGATTTGGGTTATGGCGGCAAAAGATAAGCGCGGGAAGGTAAGAGATGGTTTGTATGGCGGATCAGAGGATCGGTTGAAGAATCCTTTTGAAGAGGATGACCAGATCGTGTTGGCGATGAATAGTGTGGCGGTCAGTGTGATGAAGAGGAAGCGTGAGGCGGATAAGGTTTGGGGATTAGATCGTTTGGCGGAACTTGTGAGCGAGGAAACGCGATTAAGGTTTTGGAAGCAGTTGTGGCGGTGTAGAGATGCGCGTAAAGCGAGAGACGTTGAGGCGTATAGGTCAGCTTGTGGCGGGATGATGCGAGCGTTTGACGTGTTGGAGGCTGAAGCTAAGGCGATGAACGCTCAACCGTTGGCGGTAAGTGTTATGGAGGGTCAGCGGGATGACGGGAGCGTGTTTGCGATTTGCGCTGATCCGGCAACTGTCCACGCCTACGCGGAGATGAGACCTGAGTGCGACTGCTGGACGATGGATGAGGTGGCGGTTATCTTGCAGCAGGAATTTTTCACGCAGGCGGTAAGCATTAAACGGGCAATGCCTGGCGCTGAAGTGTTGACGCTTATGGCGGAAGAAGATATTGGTCCGGTGTACAAGGGAAGCAGTGAGCAGGCTTACGCGTTGAGCAAGGACGCGTTGGCGGTGATGGAAAGTCAGTCAAAGCGACATGGTTGAAACGTTTGGCGGAAGGCTCCCGGTTTTTGCATGTTTTTGGCTACGGGAAATAGGGAAGAGTCGAGATTTACTTAAAGTGCCTAAAGGGTTGGCGGTTTGCGAGCGTGTCGATCCGAATCGATCCAAAGCCTACGAAATGGCGCTTAGGCTTCATTGGCGCATTGGCGCAGCCATAGGCGCGCGAAAAGCGCCTTTTGAGGCGATTTTTTAGGGTCATGGCTATTACCCTATGCGCTTTTGAGAAAATCGATTGTCGGCGATTCTATGGCTTTATCCTTCAAAGTGTCATGGCGAGCGCGTGCAAGCGCCAAGCGTAAAACTTAGGCGTGCGCAGTGCGCCAGTGCGCGAAGCGCTTGGCGATCAATAACGCAAAATGGCGCCAGTGCGCGAAGCGCTTGGCGCGAAAAAAAAGCCCCGAAGGGCTTGGATTAGTCTTCTAATTCGATGATCGATATGCCATCATCGGGTACCACGAAAATCTCATTTTGGCCGGAATTCGTGCTTCTAGCTGGCATTTCAATCATCGCCGGATTGCCAGCATTTAACGATTTTTCAGCATCTTGGCACCAATACTCGATAGCACGATCATCTGCTAAATAATAGGGTCCAGCATCGTCTTCGCCGCGTGTTTCAATGACCCAATCTCTTATCATTTCAAAACCAATATCATTTATTCTGCAAATTTTAATTGGCGTGTTTATGTGTTTTTGCTCTTCAATCATTTGTTTTTTCTCTATGTCATTACATGCCTGCTCAAAAGCAGGGCCATCAACCCAAAAGTGTTTAGATCCCATTTTTGCCCCTCAAAGGTTAAAAAAAATCGCGCACGCCAGTGCGACGCCAAAAATTAGTGCTACGCTCCAATCAATTAAAGCTTGCATGGTTTAAACCTCCGCAAATTGTTTTGCTGATTTTCCGTGTACGACGATTGCAATCGATGCAGCGCTTGGTTTTAAAGCGCCGTCGCATGCTCCGCATGTGATGCATTGTTTTTTGTCGCCACCTTCAGGGCTGGCGGGACAAATTGCTTCGTTTTGAAGCTTGAGCGCTGATCCGATCGGGATAACGCGAAAAGTGCGCCAGCCCATTGCGCGCGCCACGTCGCGATCGCTAAGACTATCAGCGCTTGCCATGCATAGCTCACGATGCGCTTGCGCGAAGGGCTCACGCCATTGATGCGTATATCCGGTCCAATCACTGGCGAGCTCGAGCAATTCGAGCCAATTTTCCGCGGGGATCATGGCTGGATCGCCATAAGCGCCTAATCTAACTTTGCGACCTTTTAGCCAAAGCGCTGCAAGCTTTACATTGTGCGAATAGTCGGGATACGATCCACGCTCAAAAGCTTTATAAACAGCGTTAACGCTTTTTGAGTAATCAACGTAGCATGTTCGCTTTTTGCTTTCATTGCCGCGGTGAACACAATCGCCACAAATGCTTTTATCATTGCCAGTATTGACGGCGGTGATAGGGTTAACGTCTGATCGGATGATATAGGTTTGAACCATGTTCCCGGTTTTGATATTGCTAGACTCAAAAACCGCGATACCTACGATTGGCGCTCGATCAATTGGCGAGAATCCGCGATAAAAAACAAATCCATTTGGCTTGCGCATGATATTAACTCCGTTTTGATTGATTGCAACAAGCAAAACAATAGCATGGTCGCGCATTGATTGATTGACCATTTGTCGGACAATTTCAACCATTTAGGGGTTTATATGGCGGGAAAACCAGAAGCAAAGCGTCAGTTAGCACTAATCGAAGGTTTGGGGCTTGATGAGATCGCTAGGCGTGTTGCTGGCGGTGAAACGATAAGGTCGATTGCTTCCGACCTTGGTGTTAACCCTAATCGGATTAGCACTTGGGTTAATTCCAGCGATGAGCGCGCTGAAGCGCTCTCACGCGCGCGCATGCGTGGCGCGCACGCTTTGGTCGAAGAAGGCCACTCGATTGTCATGAAAGCGACAAACGAGAGCGCGACTGTTGCCAAGCTGCAAAGCGACTATCTCAAATGGATGGCGGCAAAGTTTAATGCCGCGGCATATGGCGAACAGCGCGCTCCCATTGTGGCGATCAACATAGACTCGCAGGCCTGGACAGCGATTAAACAAGCTGAAGCGTTAACAATTGACGCGCCGCAACATGATTGACGCAGTCGCGCTCGTTTTACCAAACGCGACAATTGTCGCCCAAACGCGGAAAAACTGACAATCTGGTAGGGTTCGATGCGGTTTTGACGGTTTGTCGAGAATCATTCCCATCCTCGATTGACTCGGAAATGCGAATAATTCTCATTTGATAATCGTTTTGACCCCCCTGGCGCGATTTGGGCGGGGCGGCTTTGCCGCGGTACTCCACACGCGCCAACTTGTGCTTCGCACACCTGGCAATTGTGCCCTGCCGCTGCAACCGTTGCTTTGTGCCCTGCCGCTGCAATCCGCCAACTTGTGCTTCGCCCCCCCTACGCCGCCCATCGCCCCGACGAACGGCCTCCAAAAAAATTTTCACAAGTGAGCGAAACACTGTTACGCTTGCAACAAGTAACGAAAACAGGGGAACGAGATGGCGGTTTATGGTTATGCAAGGGTTAGTACGCAGGAGCAGATAGACAACACGTCGCTAGCCGAGCAGATTAGGAAGATTCAGGGATTGGCGTTGATTCGCGGCGAGGATGTGGGCGAGGTGTTTACGGATGAAGGTGTGAGTGGTTCGGTGCAACTTGCCAAGCGCGACGCGGGTTCGCGTTTAGTGGCGGTACTTCAGCCAGGTGATGTGGTGGTTATGACGCAATTGGATCGTGCGTTTCGTGACACGGTTGACGCGTTAACGATGGCCGAGGCTTGGAAGGAGCAAGGCGTTAAGATGATTGTGCTGGCACTGGGTACGGACCCGGTGAACAATGGCTCGAGCTGGTCCGAGTTTTTCTTTACGTTGATGGCGGCAGTAGCTAGGCTTGAGCGACGCAGGATTGCCGAGCGCATGGCTGATGGGCGTAAGAGCAAGGCGCAAGCCGGTGGTTGGGTTGGCGGTCATGTGCCGTTTGGGTTTCGTAAGGATGGTGATGGCAAGTCGGCCAAACTTGTGAAGGATGAATCGACCTATCCCATCTTGATGTTTATGGCGGACAAAGCCAAAGAGCGCAAGAGCTATCGCAAGATTGCTGAGATGGTGAAGGATCAGTTTGGTATGGCGGTGACGCATACCTTGGTGCATCGTGCGGTGGCAAGTTATGAACACGCCTAATAACGAAATATTTAAGCGTTACCTTGAGCTGGTGCGCCGCTACAGGCCCAACGCGCCGTTGTTTGTGCGCGAAGTGTTGGGGGTTGATCCTGACCCTTGGCAAGTGGAGTTTTTGGAGGCTATATCCCGCGGCGAGCGCAAGATAAGCGTGCGCTCCGGCCACGGTGTTGGGAAGTCCACGGTGGCTTCCTGGGCGATGATTTGGTACATGCTAACGCGCGGTCCTGCAAAGATTGTAGTGACTGCGCCGACTTCGAGCCAGTTGTACGATGCCCTGTTTGCCGAATTAAAGCGTTGGGTGAAGGAGTTGCCTAATGCTTGGGGTGATCGCTTGGAGGTTAAGACCGATCGCATTGAGATGCGGGCGGCGCCCCAAGAGTCGTTCATATCCGCCCGTACATCGCGTGCCGAGCAACCTGAAGCATTGCAGGGTGTGCATTCGGACCATGTGATGCTTGTGGCGGATGAAGCATCGGGTATCCCTGAGTCTGTGTTTGAGGCGGCGGCGGGTTCCATGTCGGGGCATAACGCTGTGACGATTTTGTTGGGTAACCCAACGAAGTCCAGCGGGTTTTTCTTTGATACGCATAATCGATTGAAGGATGAGTGGTGGACACGTCGCGTGTCCTGCTATGACTCTAAAAGGGTTAGCGACGCCTATATCAAGGA